CACTGTTAGATTTGTGTTCGACTCTCCAATTGGAATCTTTATTCTTGGAACTCCTAGCGATGGAACACAAGTTGACTTCGAAATTCCAAAACTCAATGGGATTCTTCTTCCAGGAGTTTATGAGTGTCATATTGAAGTCTTTATTGATGACAAGGTGTTTGTTCCATTCAGAGATACAATCGAAATGTTGGTTCCAGTGTCACTGAGAACAGAAGAAGTCGAAGTGATTAAAGAGAACATCCAAGTGTCTGTTAAGGTAGAGACAAACCAAGAGATTGAACCAAAATCGCAATTCGAAGTTGAAGAATCTGACGGAGTAAAATATTTGAAAAACTCGGATGGACTTTATGCTGGTCTACTTCTCGAATCTGGAGAACTTCTTGTCGAAACTCCAAGTGTGAATAAAAAAGAAGTTATTAAAGAAATCATGAGGGGCAAGTAATGGCTACTATTATATCAAGAACACAATTAAGAGATTATGCGCTTCGCAAACTTGGAAGTCCAGTTGTTAGAATCAACGTTGCCCCAGAACAGTTAGAAGATTGTTTAGACGACGCAATTTTGAAATTCCAAACAGAGCACATGGATGGCTCTGAAGTCGTATATCTTCCAATCACTATCACTGCTCAAAATTTGATTGATCAATTTTTTGATGTTGACCCAGACATTCTTTCAATAACACAGCTGATTCATATTAGTGATCTTGGAATGAATTTATTTTCGGATTCATTCCAATATATCCAGAGTTTTTATCCATTTGCGTTATCTGGTCAAGGACTTCTCACATTTGACATGGCATTGCAATATAGAAATGTCATCAAGAAAACATTGTTCGGAACTGGTCTACGGTTAAGACATCAATATCATGGAAGAAGACTTTTCGTTGATGTTGATTGGACAACACTGAAAGAAGGTCAGATTATCGTTGTCGAAGCATTTCGTAAAGTTGACCCAGAAGTCGATACTTCAATGTACAACGATCCATGGTTGAAACACTTTGTCGTTGAAACAATAAGACTTCAATGGGGACAAAATATGTCCAAATACGGTTCGGTTCAGATCATGGGTGGAGTGTCTGTTGATGGAGCCTCAATGGTCCAGCTTGCAAAAGACAACATTGGTGAATTGATGGATGAGCTCGAAACCAAATGGACGATGCCCACAGATTTTTTCACTGGTTGAATTAAATGGCACTTAATCCGTACTTTTCATGGACAAACGAAACATCCGAACAGAATCTCTATCATGATTTAGCCGAAGAGTTTACGCAGATGTTCGGAATCGAAATAATCTATCTCAAGGTTGAAAATCTTGAGGGAGCAAACTATGATCAACTGTTTGGTGAGAATAGACAACCGCTTGTTAAGGCTGGCGTAAAGTTTGAAGTCTATCCCGCCGACATCGAGAATGTTGAACTTGGAGACGACATGTTTACCAAGTTCGGGCTTCAAGTGGACGACACGATACACCTTTATTTTCCATATAAGAGATTTCAAAGTGTATTTAACGAATTAAGACCAAGAGAAGGCGATTTAATCTTCGTTCAGAAATATGACGACATGGGAGCAACTGATATGTTCAGAATATCCTATGTTCAAAAAGATATCATATTTTATCAATTGGGAAATAACTATTTCTTCGATGTAAAAGCAGTTCGACATTCCTTCTCACATGAAGTTTATGAAGATGATACATTGAATCCACATGGAGATCTTGCAATAAACCTTGACCAACAGAAAGAACCAGAAAATCAAATTGTTAATGATGTAAATACGGACAATGCAACAATTACTTCTATAAAGAATTCAATCCTGAACTTCGACGAACATAACCCATTTGGTGATTCCTAATGATTGGAAATTCTCCTTATTATCATGAACATATAAAACGATACGTGTCGGCGTTCGGGTCGTTGTTCAATGACATGTCAATCGAAAGAAGGAATTCTTCTGGGGTGTTGTTAAAGACGATAAAGGTTCCATTGTCTTATTCAACAAAGGATAAGATAATTCAACGTTTCAAACAAAACCCAGATTTGAACAATACGTTCAGAATAACATTGCCAAGAATGGCGTTCGTTATGACTAGCTTGTCATATGATGGAACAAGGAAACAGAATTCTTTAAACACTACCAAAATTGACTCGACTGGGTTAGTGTCTAATATGATGTATTCGCCTGCACCATACAATCTTGATTTCGAGCTAAATATTTGGACAAGTCATTTTGAAGATTCTCTCCAGATTGTCGAACAGATTTTGCCATTCTTTCAACCTGAATATACAATTGCAATAGACGAAATTCCATCTCTTGGGATTGTTAGAGATATTCCAATCGTATTGAATGATGTTTCTTATTCAGATGACGCAGAAGGTAATTTTGAAGATGTGCGAACAATTGAATGGACCTTAACCTTTACTCTCAAAGGATATATGTTCGGGCCAATCAAAACATCGAAAATTATTAAACAAACCGACACTGATGTATTTACGGTTGATTTTAATAGTTCCGGAGAGGATTATCGGTCAACTGTTTCGCCATTGGGTGCAATGGAAACTAATCCACATACGATTGTCGACACACAAATACCTATACCACCAAGTATATAAATAAGCTAAAATTGGGATTAAATCATGAGCGCAATTATTACCAAGGAAATGTCTTTTTTCGGTGCTTCGCAATTTATTGAAGCGTTCGGAGAAGGTCAGGATAACGTATACTTAGCAATTGGGAAACAGACACCATGGAATTCTGAGACTGCTCCAGATATTCCACTCGATAACATTTCTTCTTATTATAACGATTATAGAGATATTATTGCGGCTAAGAAGATTACGCCACAAGACGTGTCGTTTGTCATTCCAAGAGTTGAATGGACATCTGGAACTGTTTATTCGATGTATGACGACACTGATAATACAATATATGTCAAGGAGTTCTATGTTAGGACTCCAGACAACAGAGTTTGGAAATGTATTTCGAATAACAACAATGCTGCGTCTGTTTCTCAGCCGACACTTCCAATTATCTCCAATGTAACCGATGTCGTTCAAACTGCGGATGGATATTTGTGGAAGTATATGTTTTCCATTGGCAATGCTCAATTCTTAACTAACAATTGGATTCCAGTTAGCACTCTATTGGTCGATGACGGGTCACATCAATGGACAATTCAACAATCGGCAATTGACGGCGCGATTCACGTTATTAAAGTCATAAATCAAGGCTCTGGATATACTGGAACCCCAACTGTTCAAATTGTTGGAGATGGTATCGGAGCTACAGCAACTGCTAATGTAGTTGGTGGTTTCGTAACATCGATTACAATGACATCAATTGGGTCGGGATATAATTGGGCAACTGTTACGATTAGTGGCGGTGGTGGCACTGGAGCAACTGTTAGAGCAATCATTCCACCAACTGGTGGTCATGGAAAAGATGCTGTTAAGGAATTGGGCGGCAACCGTGTAATGATTATGGTGACTCTTAATAATAATGAGTCACAGAAGTTTACGACATCAAATGATTATAGAAAAATTATATTGATTCGAAATCCAATGGCGGCTGGAAACATTCCTGCATCTGGATCAGCATATGATCTCTCAACTAGATTGACATTCAATTCAACTACTACTCAATATCAAGTCGACGAAACGATAACAGGACAAACAAGCGGAGCAACTGCTAGTGTAATTGATTATGATTCGTCCTCAAAAACTGCTAGAGTAAATCATGTTTCTGGAACATTTATAGTCGGGGAGACCGTTGTTGGGGCGACTTCAACTGCATCTGGAGCAATAAATACAATTACTGATCCAGAATTTAATTTATTTACTGGTGAAGTATTGTTTAGAGATTATCGGTTAGCAATTAACAGATCTCCAACCCAGAATGAAACCATCGGTCTTGTTGTCGACTTCTAAGGAATCGTAAATGGCAATCACATTAAGAAGAAATAAAGGTTTGCCACTCACCTTTAGTGAGCTTGACACGAACTTTGATGAGTTAAACACAGGCAAGTTAAATAAGGCTGGCGATACAATGACGGGACCATTGGTTCTTTCTGGTGCGCCAACTCAAAATTTACATGCGGCAACTAAATTATACGTAGATTCACAGATTTCAACACCGTCTGGGACAGTTTTACTTGCTGGATCAACGATGACTGGCCCGTTGATTCTTTCCGGCGCGCCAACCGTTAATCTTCAAGCTGCGACAAAACTTTATGTCGATAGTGGCATTTTAACTCTAAGTAGTTCTGTTACTACATCCCTTTCTGGAAAGGTTGATAAATCTGGATCGACGATGACTGGTGCGTTGGGTCTTATAGCTGGTTCCAATGTTGCACCATCATTATTTTTTACTGGGGATATCCAGACTGGAATATTTA